ATGGGGTGCTCCTTGTCGTGGTCGGCCTATATCAATAGTGGCGATTTTCCCTACTTCAACCTCCAAGGAGATTGTTTTGACCACCATCGCCTACGACACACGCCAGGTCAGGTGTGACCGGATCGTCTCCGACGATTGCCAGAAGATGACTGTTGTCGATGGCGTCAGCTTCTTCCTGTCCGGCGCCGTATGCGACGAGAAGGCCCTGATTGCGGCCTACTTCGGTACGCCCTCGCCGGTTGCTGTCGAGTGCTCCGGTTACGCGGAGGCTGGCGGCAAGCTGCTGATGGTCGGTCACGACGATAAGACGGGCATCTGGCGGCAGGAGCTTGACCCTGGCAACCCTGACGCTATCGGAAGCGGCTCGGCCTTTGCCTTGGCTGCAATGGACATGGGAGCGAGCGCAGAAGAGGCGGTGCACGCCGCCATGAAGCGGGACATCTACACCGGCGGCAAGGTCGTTACGTTTCGGGTGGCCGGGTAGGTGTGCCGCAGGTGAGTGCGGCACGCCTAATACCCGATCAGCCTCTGGCCAGCGTTACGGGCGAGGGTTGGAGTAGAAAATCGGATAGTACTGCTGGAGCACCCCAGAAATTCGCGTTGCACGAACAATCCAGTAGATCCCTTCGGAGTAGTTGGGGATGCGCGCATCTTTGCCGGTCAGTTGGATCAAAAAATCTGGAGTGCCAGCATCAGGCTCTTTGAAGTCATACTTCTCCGGCTCGTAGCCCCGCTCACAAAGGAATTTTTTAGAGGAGCCCTGAAGAGTGGCCGCTCTTTTGAGTTCCACCTGATTGGTCATTTGCGGATGGCCAATGATAAAGGTCGACGCCACGTAGTGGGCGCAAGCCTCGTCTAGGAGCTCTTGCTCCGTAGGTTTGTTACGTTCTTGCATTTGAAATCCCTTCTATGAGTCTCGCTAGCTAGCGCCGCGAACAGACGAGGCGAGCGCGAGATATCGTTATTTGGTGTCAAAAAGCCATAAATCAATCACTTGAAGTCAATCGAGACGCCTGATGAATACCAAGCAACCCGACTGGGAGGCGATCGAACGAGCCTACCGGGCCGGCGCGCTTTCTATCAGGACCATCGCCGACCGCAACGGAATCAGCGATACCGCAATCCGCAAGAAGGCCAAGGCCTCCGGGTGGGTGCGAGATCTTTCCGAGCAGGTGAGAAAGGAGGTTCGCAACAAGCTGGTTCGCGGAGAGGTTCGCGACGGTCAATGTGCGAACCCTGAGCGTGATGCTGAGATCGTCGAAGAGGCGGCAGAGGAAGGGGCGACTGTTGTTCGCAGCCATCGACGAGACATTCGCAAAGCCTCGAACCTTGCGAACCTACTGATGGATGATCTGCTGACAACCATTCAGCAGCGTGAGTCTATCGAGGACACCATCGAGGACGAGACGCGGGACGACAGCAATGGCATGCGCCGGGCCAATATGCTCGGCGCCGTTTCGCTCCCCAGCAACGCCAAGACCCTGTTTCAACTTTCCTCGGCCATGAAGAACCTTCAGGTGCTGGAGCGCCAAGCGTTCAACCTGGACGACAAGGAGCAATCCTCCGATGTGGACGAACTGTCCAGCCTGATGGATGAGTTATCGAAGGAAGCCTGACTATGAAGCCCGAGCACATGAAGCTGCTCAGGGATCGATTCTGGCGCCTGAACAATCTCTACTGGATCACCGACAAGAACGGTAAGAAGGTCCGCTTCCGCATGACGCAGGAGCAGATCGACTACTTCCAGGGCATGCACACTCGAAACATAATCCTCAAGGCGCGTCAGCTTGGGTTCACGACTCTGGTCTGCATCGTCCAGCTGGATGCTGCGCTGTTCGAGGCTGCTAAGTGCGCCCTGATCGCTCACACCCTGACGGACGCCAAGCGCCTGTTTCGGGAAAAGATCAAGTACGCCTACGACAACCTGCCGGCTGAGATCAAGGCGGCCAACCCGGCACGCAATGACGCGGCGGGGGAGCTGGTATTCAGCAAGGGCGGCTCGCTCTACGTAAGTACGTCCTTCCGGGGCGGCACGCTGCGCTATCTACACGTTTCCGAGTTCGGGAAGATCTGCGCCAAGTATCCGCACAAGGCGCGCGAGATCGTCACTGGCGCCTTCGAGGCGGTGGCAGCAGATTGCTTTGTCACCATCGAGTCGACGGCAGAGGGCCGGGCCGGCTACTTCTTCGACTACTCGCAGAGCGCCGAGAAGCAGCAGCTGTCCGGCGCGCCGCTGGGCCTGCTTGATTGGAAGTTCTTCTTCTTCAGCTGGTGGCGTAACCCGCTGTACTGGCTGGACCCGGCGACGGCGGTTATTCCGCAGCGCCTGACCGATTACTTCAATGAACTGCACGCCAAGCATGGGATCGTCACGAACCCCGGGCAACGCGCCTGGTACACCGCCAAGGAAAAGACCCTCGGCGATGACATGAAGCGGGAATACCCGTCGATTCCTGTCGAGGCCTTCCAGCAGTCGGTAGAGGGCGCCTACTACGCCCAGCAGTTCACCAGGCTTTACGCCCAGCAGCGCATCGGCGTGATACCTAACAACAACCATTTGCCGGTGATGACCTTCTGGGACATCGGCGTCGGCGACTCTACGGCCATCTGGTTCGTGCGCAAGGTCGGCGACCAGTACCACGTCATCGACTACTACGAGAACAGCGGCGAAGGCCTGCGGCACTACATGAAGGTGCTCAAGGACAAGGGTTACACCTATTCCGAGCACTGGGGCCCGCACGACATCGATAACCGGGAGTTTGGCAGTGATGCCAAGACCCGGCGCGACATCGCCAAAGAGGGATACGAGATCGACGGTGCGAAATACAGCCTGAAGTTCCAGGTTGTGCCGAAGATCAAGGTGGACGACGGCATCGAGGCGGCTCGGGAGATCCTGCCGCTCTGCGTGTTCGACGAGTCCAAGTGCGAGCAAGGCATCACCCACCTTGAGGGCTACCGCAAGGAGTGGGACGACAAGCGCGGGTGCTGGAAGGATCGGCCGCTGCACGACAACACGTCGCACGGCGCTGACGCCTTCCGTTACTTCGCTGTCGCCATGACCAAGCGCAAGCCTGTACCAACACAAACCCAAGACCTGAGAATTTAACCATGAGCAACGACGACCCGAGCATCAAGCTCCCGGCGGTAGACCGCATGCGCGAGTATTGGGCCATTGTCGATCCGCTGATGGGCGGTACACAGGCCATGCGGGCGGCTGGCAAAAAGCTCCTGCCGCAATACCCGGCTGAGGCTGACGACACCTACAAAGATCGCCTGTCCCTGTCCACGCTGCTCCCGGCCTACGCCGAGACGGTCAGCAGTAGCACTTCGCGCGTATTCGCTGAATCTCTTCAGCTTGGCGAGGACGTGCCTGAACCGGTCAAGCTGCTCTGCACCGACATTGACCTGGGCGGCAATGACCTCAATTCGTGGTCGGTCGAGTGGTTCCGCTCGGCGCTGGCTAGCGGTCTGTGTCACGCGATGATCGAGCATCCTCCGACCCGTAACGCTGAAGGTGAAAAGCTGTACAAGACTGCCGCAGATGAGCAGGCGGCAGGGGTTCGCCCTTACGCCGTCATCATCAAGCCTGGCCAAGTGCTCGGCTGGCGCTTCGGCAGCGGCAAGCTGATGCAGGTTCGCTACATGGAGTCGGTCGAGGTCGCAGATGGTGACTTCGGCGTCAAGTGCGTGGATCAGGTCCGCGTGCTGGAGCCTGGCAGCTGGCGCACCTACCGCAAGGCAGACAAGGGCGGCGCTTGGGAGCTGAACGGGCAAGGGCCGACCAACCTCGCGTACATTCCATGGGTGACGTTCTACACGGGCCGCACCGGTCCGATGACGGCCAAGCCGCCACTGCTCGAACTGGCTCACCTGAACGTCAAGCACTGGCAGTCACAGAGCGATCAGGACAACTTGCTGCACGTTGCCCGCGTCCCGCTTCTGTTCGTGTTCACCGACAACGAAGAATTCCAGCTGACTATCAGCTCGGCCAGCGCGATCCGCATGCCGAAGGACGGCAACGCCAAGTACGTCGAGCACACCGGGGCAGCAATCACCGCCGGACGCGACTCGCTGAACGATTTGGTCGACGATATGCGTATGGCTGGGGCCAAGCTGCTTCAGAAGGACAAACAGGCCGTAAAGACGGCGGCGCAGGCCAACGAGGAAGCGGCGCAGGAGTTGTCCCCACTGGCTCGCCTGGCTGGGCAGTTTGCTGACTGCATCGCCCAGCTGCTCCAGATCCTGGCCGATTACGGCAGCCTGGGTGACGGTGGCCACGTTGAAATGCGCGGCAACTTCGACAGCGACTTCGCGCCTGAAGTGTCTCTACCCAACCTGATCAGCATGGCCAACTCCGGCAAGCTCAGCGACCAAACGCTCTACTCCGAAATGCAGCGCCGCGGCGTTATCAGCGACGAGCTCGACTGGGAGGCCGAAAAGGCGCGCATCGAGGAACAAGGTCCGGCACTAGGGGCGATCTGACATGGCAACGGTCAATGAACAGTTGCAGTCGGCATCGATCGGGCACGCGGTTGACCTTCAGCACCTCAGCAATTCCGAGGCGCGCAAGGTCATCAAGCTGCTGAACAGCGTGGATGCCGACCTTCGAGCCAGGCTGATCGACGCTATCGAGCGCCTGGGTGCCGACTCCTACACGGCCAGGCACCTAAACGCCGCGCTGGTGTCGGTGCTGGAGCTGAACAAGTCGATCTATGCCTCGATTGGCGAGGTCATGGCTGAGTCAGTCTTCGACCTCGGCCAGTACGAGGTCGAGTATCAGGGCGCGCTGTTCACGCGGGTCATTCCCGGCCAGGTCCTGGTCGAGGTCCAGCTGAACACGGTCAACCTGGCGCAGGTGCGAGAGATAGCGCTGAGCCGGCCATTCCAGGGGCGCTTGCTCAAGGAATGGATGGGCGACCTGGAAGCGGGCCGGGCGGCGAAGATCCGCGACGGCATCCGCATCGGCATGACCGAAGGCCAAACCACTGACCAGATCGTTCGCCGCATCATGGGCACTCGGGTTGAGGGATACGCTGACGGCCTGATTGAGCGCAGTCGTCGAGACCTTGATTCAGTGGTGCGGACGGCGATCAGTCACACCGCTCAGGGCGCCCGAGAGGCCTACTACCAGCAAAATGACGATCTTGTCGACGAGGTTCGCTGGCTCAGCACCCTCGATAACAAGACAAGCGCGCCGTGCAGGTTGCGTGACCGCCTCGTCTACACCAACGACCGCAATCATGTGCCCGTCGGCCACAAGGTCCCCTGGCTCAGCGGTCCCGGCAAGCTGCACTGGTGCTGTCGGTCGACCTCGATGCCGATCATCAAGAGTTACGAGGCGCTGAGGCTGTCCAAAGGCCTTCCAGAAGGCACGCGGGCGAGCATGGATGGTCAGGTGCCGCAGTCCACGAACTACGGAGACTGGATCAAGGCGCAGAGCGCTGCGAGACAGGATCAGGTGTTGGGCCCGGCGCGCGGCAAGCTATTGCGCGATGGCGGGCTGGATCTGGATTCCTTTTACAACGACAAGGGCAAATTACTGACCCTTGAAGAACTTCGCAGCCGAGAGACTGGTGCCCTATAATCCGCGGCCTTTTCTCGGTCCAGGTAGATTTCGATGAAGATTGTCGCTGTTGTAGCTGCTGTTCTGGTGGTTGCTGCCTTGTCCGCACTGGCAGGTCTGACGGCGGGCATCAATCTAAACCCCCAGTCTACGGTTAAGTTCGTGCCCGACTGGGGTAGTGTGGGCGACTGGGTGTCAGGCGCGGGCGCCTTCGGTGCTATTTGGGTCGCCTTAAATCTGGCGACCAAGCAGAGGAATCAAGAACTTCCTGATTTGAAGTTCTCCATATCGGGAAAGTACACATTCACGCTTGTCAATCACGGCAAGCTCCCGGTCGTGGTCAATGCTCACGATGTCATTCTGCACAACCCTAGAGGGCAGAGCTCATTCTGGTTCGGACCCGACTGCCTTCCCGCTGACTCCAAGCAGGCTGAGCTGGCATTTGGTCAGCGAGTATCCTTCCGATATTCGGAGGAAGTGTTAGGGCATATTGTGGAGTGGATCAAAAAGGATTGCGGTGGGAGTTTTGAGGATATGAAGTTTATTGTTGGTACCCCTATCAAAGGGTTCGAATTTCCAGCAGATGATTACTTAGTTCACCACATAAAATTTGCAATTAAACAGCAGGGTTCCAACTAGCTTATCGGTTGGCGACCTAGACGCGGCCCTACTTAGTAGGGCCTTTTTTTTGCCTGCAGTTCGGATGGACGGGGCGCCCTGGGGCCGGATGGCTCACCAACTACTGGCCGGATGGCCCAGAGAGATGAGATGAAACTGAAGACTGTTGAAGTGGATGGCAAGCAATACGCGGAAGTCCTGGATGGGAAGCCCGTATTTACCGGTGACGACGGGAAGGACATCGCTTTCGATGCCGTGGGCACCCGCGACACCATCACCCGACTGAACGCCGAGGCCAAGTCGCACCGCACCCGCGCCGAGACTGCCGAGGGCCTGGTAAAGACCTTCGAAGGTATCGCCGACCCAGTTGCAGCCCGCAAGGCGCTGGAGACTGTCGCCAACCTCGATGCCAAGAAGCTGGTGGATGCCGGCGAAATCGAGAAGGTGAAGGATGAAATCAGCAAGGCCTTCCAAGCCCAGCTGGACGAAGCCAACGGTAAGGTGCAGACCTTTGAGCAGCAGCTGTATGCCGAGAAGATCGGCGGCAGTTTCGCCCGCTCGAAGTACATCACCGACAAACTGGCCGTTCCGGTCGACATGGTGCAAGCCACTTTCGGTCATAACCTGAAAATCGAGGAAGGCAAGGTCGTCGCGTATGACGCCCAAGGCCAGAAGATTTTCAGCCGCGCCCGCCCCGGCGAACTGGCCGACTTCGACGAAGCTATCGAGACACTTGTTTCGCAGTACCCCCACCGCGACCACATCCTGAAGAGTTCAAACGCCAACGGCGGCGGCGCTCAGGGCGGTGATGGC